ACACGTCAATAAATGAACAGAACCACAGAAAAAGTTACGCATACGGCGCAATTTACCCGTTATTTGCCCCGGCTGATAGATTGTTACCGTTTCAGATAATGAGAAACACACGGTCAAACAATGTTACGTCAGTGGTATTGTATGAAAAGACCGGAAAGCAAGTTGCAAACATAACAACGTATATGAAAGAAACCGGATTGCAGATTGTCCGGTTTCAAACGTTGGGTTATGATGTAATTATATACCCTGCAATATTACCAATTCAATTAAATCAGTTAGACGGAATTTATTATATGAGGTTATCCGACGGGGTTCAAACGTGGTATTCAGAAATGTTTACCGTTGTACAAGATGTTTCCGGGTACCTTAAAATTGAATGGTGGGACATGGAAAATTTGGTTTTCGACGCCGGGCAAATAGTATATAAAAACCCGGATTTCAAAAATACGTTGTACCTTTGTACAGAGTTGGGAAAACCGGATTATGAATTTGAAGAGGACGGCGAAGAACGGGACGGGTATTTTTTTCCGGAAAAACAAATATCAGTCAAAACGTTTAAATGTACAATATTGGCACCGGAGTTCCTTTGCGACGTTATGCGTTTTATCCGTATGGCTGATTACATTCACATAACAGATAAATACGGCAGGGAATACGATTGCGACACGTTTCTAATTACCCCAAAATGGCAAACGCAGGGAGATTTGGCAAGCGTAGAAATTGAATTTAAAACAAATACCGTTGTCAAGAAAATAGGACGTGGCTATATAATAGCAAACAAAGGAGATTTTAACGACGATTATAATAATGATTTCAAAACCGATTAAAAATTAAATTATGGGAAATTACGGACAACTAAAACAAGCGGTTTCAAGCGTTATTAAAACGAACGGAACGCAATCAATTACCGGGCAAGTATTGCAAAATACATTGCTTACAGTGATTAATAGTTTAGGGGATAATTATCAATTTGTAGGCGTTGCAACAACAGCTACAAATCCGGGTACGCCCGACCAAAACGTTTTCTATTTGGCAGGAGAGGGAACATACGTAAACTTTTCAAATCTAACAATTGATGTTGGTCAATTAGGCGTTTTAAAATGGAATGGGACATGGAGTAAACAAACATTGGAAGTAGGAGCCGGAGGTGGTAACATGATTTTAGATTGGAACACAGACGTTGCCACAACGAGGAAACAAGTTATTTCCAAGTTGAGAAAACCCGGTATGCAAATAAGCTACAAAGACCCTATTAACGGTTGGATAAATGAACAATACATTGGAACGGCAATAACAGATTTGGAATGGGTAAAAGATTCAAATTGGAACGAAATTTCAGATAAAGATGATGTTGATAAAAAATTGGCGGGTAAATCAAACGTAGGTTCGGTTTTTGGAGGACAAAAAGTTGAGGCAGACGGAACAAGTCAGAAAATAGAATTTACTAACTTTAAAAAAGGTTTAACGCTACATATTGTCAACTTAAAAATTGCATCAAATTCCTATGTTAGTTTATATGGGTATGAAAAAGGAACATGGAAAATAATACAACGGAATGTTGCAGTCGGAACAACCATAAATACGGATTTAGTTTTACCGGAAGAAGTAGAAAACTATCCTAAAATTGCATTTGGTACGGGTAGCGCATTATTAACCGGAGGATATGGATATATTATAACAGATTTAAACGTTGAGGATGCAGCAAAATATTTATCTAATATTCCACAAATCAATGAAAAAATATCTAATATTGAAAAAGGGATATTAATAAATAAATGGAATGTGACATTAAAAGCTAAAAACGGATATTTAATAAACATTAGTGGGGTATATTCCGGTTATCCTTATGGAAAATCTTACGATTATACCGATATTACCGGGCTAAATAATAAATTATTCCTATTTAAAAACCTATATACGACATCTAATAGTAAAGTATCTGTTGTCTTTTACGATATTGACAAAACACCATTACAGATATTTACAACTGAAATATTAAATGATTATTATGATGCGATTTTGTTAGCACCGGAAAATAGCGCATATTTTGGCATTAACAGAATAAAGAACGGAACACTTGACAAAGATGTTGAAATATACACCGTTGAAGATATTACAACAATTAAAAATGTAAAAGAATTACAGCAAAAAACGGTATTGTACGAAAAAAACGCATTAGTAAATTTGCCATTGTATGTAAAACTAAATGGAAATATGGTAAATCCGGCTTTATGGAATGAGCCTCAAGGAATAGGGGCGTGGACGTATTCTAATTTAATACCCGTTGAACCCGGAAAAATATATTATTTTGGAAATCAAGGATATTATTTTACATACAATGAAGAACAAAAAGAAGTCGGTAGAAATACCGGGCTGACGTCCGGAGAACCATTCCCGGAAAATGTGTATTTTGTTAAATTTGGGGCACTAAATCTTACATCTAAAGAGAATATAAACGTTTGGTTGTCAGAAACAGACGAGGGTTATCAAAAATTTGGATATGGATTAAATGATTTAATTTTTGACATTGAAAAAGATGTATTAGAAGCAGGGCTTAATTTATATTTCCCACATGCAGGTAAAAAGGGATTGTATGTTGGTGATTCATACGTTGTTTTAGGTATTCCACAAGGTTCTGCAAAATATTTAAAATTAGCATCTTATGAAAGTAATGGACAAAACGGGCAGACAATTACCAATTTTATACAAAACATGGTAAACAATGAAGTAAATATAAATCAAATAAAGAATTGTGATATTTGTTTCGTCGAAGGTGGAACAAATGATTATGGTCACGGAGGAAATTTGTTTGGTAAATATTATGATGAAGAAAATACAGATAAACATTTGAAATATGAGTTGCAAATATTCAGAAAAACACAATCTGAAGAACTTGCATATAATTCTGTATTTAAGGATGGAAACTTTGTTGGAAGCGGAACCGTAAAAATTACTATCGGTACAGAAAACAATTTGTCGGGAGTTGCTCAAAGTGTTACATATTCAAGTAGTGATACGGTCGAAAGTCTTATTGATAAAATTGTAGCATTAACAATTGATGGTTATACAATATCAAAAGATAAAAACTCTATATATATACAGAGAATTGCCGAGGGCATGAACGCATGGGGAGTATTAGATAAGCCCGATTGGAAAATTGCTTTTTCTGTGGATTTTACAGAAGCACAAGAAGTAACCGGGTATATAAAAATGATACAAAACGGTTCCGGATATAATGAAGTGTTCGGATTGTCGCCATATCAACTATTGGCAAATAATAATGCGCCAAATAGTTTTACACAAAAAAATATGTGTGCTGCAATGAAAAGTACGGTTGAAACAATACACTTTTTTAAGCCGGAAATTTTAGTTTGTTTTATTTCGCAACCGGAAAGGGCACAATATGCAACCGATACAATAACGCCGCCATATAGTAAATCGCAGGACGATTTATTTAATATGGCTGAAATATCAATCAGAATGGAAGATACATGTAAAAGATTGGGTATTCCTTTTGTTGACGGTCATTCCATTGGTTGTACTATGTGGAGTTTAGACGTGTACGAATACGATAAATTACACTTAAAAGCCTATGGAAAAGAGATATTATGCAGGCTGATTGCTAAAACATTAAATATGTATTAAAATGAAAAAGATTATTTACAACAGCAAATTAGCCCACGCAACGTTGTGGGCTAACTTTACTACAATAACGCTGACAGCGTTTGTTTTTACTATATACGAAAGCGAAAAGGAAATGCCTCAATGTGTACGCAATCATGAATGTACGCACGCCCGGCAGTGGACGGAAATGTTTCTGTTGTCCGGGCTGATTATTTGGCTTGTCAGTCTGTTTGTTGAAATAAGCCCGTGGCTTTATCTGTTGGCTGTATTTGCGTTTTATTTGTGGTACGTGATAGAATGGTTAGTTAGGCTAATAATCAACGGAAAACAAGCCTACAAATACATTTCTTTTGAGCAGGAAGCGAGGGCGGCGCAATATGATGCAAACTATTTGGAAAATTCTAACTATTTTAGTTGGGTAAAGTATTACTTTAGGAAAAATAATGTTTAACCCGGTGCGGAGCAATCCGCACCACAAAAAAGACCGATGGAAAAGTATTTTTATTTCATTCAACACGACATGAAAGTTTGTTTGATAATAATCTTTGTATGTTGTGTTTTTGTAGTATTTGCGACATTCTTTGATTTTTGGACGGCATACGAAGCCGTGAAAGCGAGAAAAGAAAAATTAAGCAGCCACCCGATGCGGAAAACCGGGCAAAAAATCATAGACTATTTGCGTTTAGTTTTATACGTATTGATGATTGATGTTTTGGGGCTTATGGTTTTTCCTTTTTACAGTATTCCATTTTTTGTTGTATTACTGACATTGGGTATTCTATTAAGGGAGGGTTGGAGCATGAAAGAGAATTACGAACTCAAACAAAGCAATGCAGTTGAGGCAATAGATATGGCGGCGGAAATAGTCAAGTGTATAACGAAAGAAGAAGCCGAAAAGCTAATAAAGGCGATTAATGATAAACATAGTATTAACAAGAAAAAATTCAAATGATTATGGCACAATTAAAGCAATTATCAGCAGGCAGTAGCCAAATTATTATGATGATGTTCCGGGATAAGAACAACGCCCCAATTAAGGCGGATTCCGTACACGTCAAAGGTTCGATTTTTACCGGAAGCGGTAAGCCGTTTGAATTTGAGGTAAACAAAGGGGTTTGCACCAATTGTAAGATTCAGAACGATATGTTGTTGTTTAATATCGTTCCGCTTTTGGGTTTGGGGCAAATGCAGGTTTATACGCAAACTTTTTTGGGCGATGCAAAAGCAATAACCGGAACATACATTTCAGAGAACCAACAGAAATTGGGCGTTGAAGTGGTTCAGAAAGGTACATTCCTTTCAGATAGACAGGGCGCAATGTGGGTTGATGTATATTTGCCAATAGAAATTAATGATGCAGCACAAATTCCGTGGGTTCCGGCAGGAGCGGACGAACAATGGATTAAAGATTATTTGGATAAGTATGTAAAAACCCCGGCGTTTGCCGCAACGCTGGCGGCATTGGGCGGGGCAAGCAAAAACCTTTCAAATGTTGATGCAAAAGACTTTGAGAAAAAAGCAAAGGACGGTAATTTTGCTCAGAATGATTTAGCGGACGTAGATTTGGCAAAACTCAAAGAAAAAGGTTTGGCGGCAGGATTGGCAGACGCAAAGAACCCAATAAGCCCAACAGAGTTTGACCGTATGATTAAGCAAAATGCGGCTTTTATTGCATTGTCTAAAACAGCGCACCCGGCAACAGCAGGAAAGACAAACGAGCAGATTAAGGCGTTATTCTATGCCAACCGCCAAGAGGTACAAAAGGGGGTAAATCTGAATACAGACCCGTACAACAAAAGTACAACTTTGTTGTTGGTTTATCAGATGAGCAACAACCAAACAATTCAACAGACATTGCCGCCCGTATCGGATAACCGAATTATCATTTTGGAACTTATACAAGAACCGGGGGCAGCCAATTACAAGGCAATAATTAGCCCGGCAGCCGGAGAAAGTATTGATGGGGCAAATACACCAATAACCGTTACAAGCAATGGGATTGCAGGTATTTTTTTGCCTATTCAGAACGAAAATACGTGGGATTTTATTCCGTGGTATAAAACTATTGATAGCAGCCTAACAACAAGCGATGAGCAGGGAAATATTGTGTTGCAGACAAAGAATTTACGATTTAAAAAACCTTTCTTTATTGAATACGATAGTGATACAGACGAAGCAAATGTAAATTTGGGAAATGTTCCATTTTTGTTTAATGATAAAATAGCAAAAAAATCATTTAAAGCAACAGAGGTCGGAAGTATGGATGGAACGGTTCGTATTTCGCAAATGGGAAACGGACAAACACCCGATGGAGACCCGATTTTCAAGGCTGATTTATCCGTTGTTCCGGGAAAAGATGCAGAGGGAATATTGGCAATGTTAGGAAATGATGAATTGGTAAATTCTAAATATCCAAAATCCCGATTGTGGTTTTCTGATTTGAAAGTAAAAGGCGGTATTGCTGTATATCAAGATATGCAAAAGAAATCTTTCGTTATACAAGATATTGACCCGCAGGACGACCCCAATATATCCGGAGGAACAACCTTTTTAATTGGCTTGTATATTGAGCCAACGCAATATGGGGATAACAGAATTACGCAGGACGGTTGGATTAGACTTGAATTCGTTGACGACACAGATACCCCGTTATTGGACGTTAACGGCAATCCTATGGCAGTTCAAATTGACTACAAGGCGGGCGATGAGCAGCGAAAAGAATTGTATTTAGGAGAGTGTCAAGCCAAAGCATATACTGATGTTCATTTGCGTATAGAAACCAATTTCCCAAATGAAGAATTATTGTCTATTGGGGCAAATTCATGTGTGTTGATTCAGTCAGTAGGCAAAGACTATGGAGTAGGAAAGGCGTTGTTGGCATTTATGGCATTTACCGGGTATCAAGTAAAGATGAACAACAAGTATTACGGATATAATTCTTTGAACCTTGCAAGGACATTGATTTTCCCCGAACCCGAAACGGAAATTAACAATGATGTTACATATATGGGGGATAATACATATTTGTCAGTTAAGACAGCAGCAAAGGTAAGTATATCTAATAATCAACTAATTGTTAAAGATAATAACAAGGATTTGCCCGTATTTTCTTTGTTTAAGCGATATAACAGATTTGACACCTTTGTTTGCCGTGGTAAAAATTACAAAGCTACCGTTAAAATTACAGACAAACAAAATGCCTTTGTGGTTGCATTGATGAAGTACACCGGGTCGGAAAATGTAGCACCAACACCGGAATTGGTAAGTTACAATAACGACCAACCGCAATTCAATGCAGGATGGAGCATTTCTGACAAATTATTTATATCAGAGGATGCAGTGAGCGGAATCCATGAAGCAACAAAAACATTTGTTGTTTCTACTGACGCAAAGGAATTTGCGGTAATTATATTCCCTAATGCTTCGCAGATACCAACAACTATGGTATTGAATGATTTTGAGGGGGATATAACCCCGTGGTTTAATCGAATGGTAATAACAGATAGCTCGCATATTTCGGAAAAATATTTGGAGTATCAGAAAGACTATGCAAAATTTGTTGTTATGACCCCGGCAGGTGATGCAAGTTACCGATATACATATAACAAGATTGCAGGAAATATACCTTTGGGAATTAAAAAGGGTTTGGCGTTGGTAAGCAACAATAACGCATGGGCAGACCCCGGAGCGTCTGACCCAAACAAAGTTCAAGGAGATTTATTGGCGGAGGCAGACGGAATTATAACAATTCAGTATTCCGGGCAGGCATACAACGAAACAAGCACAATGAATGAGGCAAATTTTTGGGCTGTAAAGGTTGCGCCGGATGGTTCATTAACGGAAGTTCCAAACAGCCGATATTCAACAACCATTGAAGCAAACAGAAAGATTGCCAAGAACATTCAGTCTAAAAGTATATCATTCCCAATTCAGCAGGGCGAGTCAGTTAGATTTTTGGCTAATTCAAATATTGATGATGGCTTTTATCTGCAAAGCGGAACAGACGGAAAACCTTTGTTTGAGGTTATTGTAAACTTCAAAGAAATGGTAGGTATGCCGTTTATACCGGATGAGTTAGAAAAGGGGGCAACAGAATTTTATGAATAATAACCGGGGCGAAAAGCCCCATAAAAAAGAAAATGAGTAAATAAATAATTATATTTGCAACGGGGATAGGCGGAGTAATTAACCGACCGAAAGGGCAAGCCAACAGCCCGTCCCCATTTACAATAAAAATTTTAAATGGAGTTATGAAACAGAAAGTAATTATTCTTGATGGAGGTCACGGCGTGGATTGCGCCGGAAAACGTTCCCCCATTTGGGGCGACGGTTCCCAATTGTTAGAATGGGAGTTTAACCGTGATATTGTACGCCGTATTGCGGCGATGTTGAAAGCGGAGGGAATAAAGTTTGAAATTTTGGTACCGGAGGACAACGACGTATCATTATCGGAACGTTGCCGCCGTGCTAACGTGATATATGACGATTGCGGGCAGAACGCCGTATTGTTCAGCATACACGGGAACGCCGGAGGCGGCACCGGATGGGAATGTTATACAAGCGTCGGCAAAACGAAAGCCGATGAAATTGCAACCGTCCTTTGTAATGAGGCAGAAAAGGAGTTTGCCCCGGATGGTTGGAAAATGCGTTTCGACCATTGCGACGGCGACCCGGACAAAGAAAGTCAATTTTATATTCTGAAACATACGGTTTGCCCGGCGGTATTATCTGAAAATTTCTTTTTTGATAATGAAAAGGATTGCCGTTTTATGATGAGCGATGACGGAAAAGAAAGGATTGCAAAGGTACATTTTGAAGCAATAAAGAAAATTGTATGAAAAAGTATTTGATTTGGGCGGCAATTGCGATGGTAGTTGCCGCCGTTGCAACAATATGGGTGCAACGAACGAAAATTGAAAAATTGACGGACGAACGGAACAGATACCGGGGAAATACAGAAACATTGTTGCAGGACGTCGAAACCTACAAAACAAAGGATAGTTTGAACGCCGCAAAAGTTGGCGTTTTGGAACTGAAATTGTCGGAGTTTGAAAGATACCGGGCAGACGATGCAGCATTAATAAAGACGTTGCAGGCAAAGAACCGGGATTTGGAACGGGTTACAACAACCCAAATGGAAACAATCAACGAATTGCGGGCAATCGTCCGGGATAGTGTTGTATATTTGCCCGGCGATACGGTTACGACCATATTACGATGCGTCGATATTGTCGAACCGTGGTTTGAGTTGCACGGATGCGCCACGCCGGACGGACAATTTACCGGGACGCATATAAACCGGGATAGTCTGTTGATTGTCGAAACGGTGCAATACAAACGTTGGTTAGGTTTTTTATGGAAAACCAAGAAAATAAAGAACCGGGAAATTGATGTTATCAGCAGGAACCCGCATACAAAAATAATGGGGGTTGAATATATAGAGATTGAAAAATGAGTATTTTTGTATCAAATACTTTTTCATTCCATTTATAAGATTGTTTTTAAGGATTAGCCGGGTTTCCCCCGGCTTTTTTAGTTTTGCCCATTTTTAGCCCCGTAGCGGGCTTTTCTTTCCCGGATGGATAAATTACACATTTCGCCCGAAAAAGTGGCTTAAATCGAAAATTCGACCAAAATAACTATCTTTTGAACCAAAAACAGAATTTTTTGCCATTTTCCGATAAAATAAAAAGAAATTCTTTTGGTAATTAAAATAAAGGTTGTATATTTGCATTGTCAAACAACAACGACGGGGCGTTTACCCCGAACAATTAAAAGAAAATCAAAATGGCAACAACAATTTACAACGGTTTATTATACACAACAAAAGAAATTAATCGCAATTTCCGCATTAAAATCAACGGTATTGTTGACGGTAAAAAGGTTAACAAGTTGGTAGGCGTTAAAGGATTGATTGAATTGATTGGCGTTGAAATGGCTAATAAGATGTTGCGCCGTGCATTTAATGGCACCGATGATAAAACCGTTTGCAAATTGCGCAGAGGAATAAAGATAAGTTTCTATGTTAAATAATATCCGACCGGGCGGGTTCCCGGAACCAAATACAAATTCGTATGAGTTCAGAAAAAAGAAACAAGTTAAGCGAGATTTTCAAATTGGCGTGGCAGTTCGTAAAACGCAATGGTTATAAACTTTCAGAGGCTTTAAAATGTGCATGGTTGAACATTAAGTTGAAAGCCGAAATGAAAAAACGAATTGTAAAATTCTACTTTCAGAAAATAGACGGTTCATTGCGTGAGGCATACGGAACAATGAACCCGGACATAATCCCGGCACCAACCGGAACCCGTAAACCAGCCGACACGGTTCAAACCTATTTCGACACCGAAAAGCAGGAATATAGATGTTTCAAAAAAGCTAATTTAATTCGTATTGCATAAACAACGCCGGGGGAAACCCCGGCATAAAATAACAAAGACATGGAAAAGTACATTTTGACAAAGACCCAAAAGGGCAAAAAATACTTATATGAAGTTAAGGACGAAAACGGAAACGTTGTTTCAAAAAGGACGTCAACCCGTGATTATGTGGCGTGCAGCGTTAGCGGCGAATTTTATTTTGGTCGTTTGGATTTGGTAGGAAAAGGAGATTACGGAAAGCGATTGGCAGGGGCGCAAAAACGGGCTAATTATTCAACGTCCGTATATATGGCAGACCGTGAGGCGGCATTGAAAGAGGCACGACAATGTATTGCGATAGAAAGGCGTTTAGGCAAATCCCCGGAATGGTTGGAAACATACAAAGCGGATTTTTATAAAAGCATAGACGAACGTTTCCCAACAGACCCGGAAACAATAGAAAAGAAAGTTTCTGAAATTATCGAATACGGAAAACAGATGTTGAACGGACTTACAATTGCATATTTGAAATAATAAACAGCCGGGGAGCAATCCCCGGTTTAATACTTAAAAGCCATGCGGTACGCATTAAGAAAGCAGGATAAAATAAAAGAAGTATTGGGAAATGAATATTTGGAAAACAATATTCTGCAAAGCCTAAATAAATACTTTGAAAACAGCGACAACGACCGGATATATTCAGATATTGAACCGGACGGGTACGTTACGGATTACGGCAACAAATACCCATTGTTGAGGATAAACGACGTTGCAAACAGCGACGCAATGTTAGAATTTGCCGTTATGGGGCAAATGTACGATGTATTGAATTTGTCTTATGTTGGTAGAATGAAAGGTTAAAATATGGACGTGATAATATTAATTTTCTTTGTATTATTAATTGCAACCCTATTATTGGGTATATGGCAAATAAAGAACCCTAAATTAAAAACCGCTGATGATTTAAGCGACGATTTGTGTTTATATTGTCCTTTGGATGATGACGAAAAAGGAACCCACGGCGTCCCAAATGGATATATAAGTTGTGAGGGGCGTTGTTGCCAAGAAGCGTATGAAATGTATATTGAGGAATGGACGGAATAACAAATTGTATGGAAAGTATAATAATAAAAGAAATTGAAATGATGTTGGAACTACCTTTGCACGAAAGACAAAAAGCGTATTTCCAAGACTTATTAAACGCCGCAAAGCCCGTTAAAATAGTTCCGGAGGCTGATGTATTGGAGGATTACGAATTGGACTACATACGGCACGTAATTAAGCCAAAGCCGAAAGAATGTTATCGAAATTCCCATTTACTTTGCGAGGCGTTCCCGGAACGGATTCTTTATTGTGAGGGAAAAACAAACGTCCCAATACCGATTGACCATGCGTTTAACAAGGTCGGCGACGCATATATTGACATAACATTTGAATTTGCGTTGCATGAAAACCCGTCAATATATGAGTACGTAACATTTGGAGAGTACGACGCAAAGACCATACGAAAAGCAGTATTGGAAACCGGATATTACGGCGAAATTTACAAATGGTTGTATTCAGAGTAAGAAATAAAAAGACCCCCGGCGTCATAAATCAATATGCACCGGGGGAATTTTACGCAGTAACCGAGAGCGATATTTGGTTGATGCGGTACCACAAAAATATATTGTTTGCCGTAAATTGCAAAACAACCCGCAAAAATAAATTTGAAATAAAAGTATTTATTTTTGGTAATTAAAGAAATATTTGTACCTTTGCATTGAAGTTAAGCCCACGCACGGGGATAGTGCGAAATAATATGAATATCAGAAAAGACAAAGAATTGAACATTTTGGCGAAAGCAGCCGGAAAGAAAGCAACAGAAGTTGAAACAATCATTGTAAACCAATTAATCCAAAAGGAAATGATACAAGACGACCCGGAATTTTGGGGATGCACTTTGTTTGATAGTATCGAACGTGACGTTCCGGTTTCTGATGTTGTCGGCATTATCAAAGCAACCGGAATTTCGGTTGTACGTTCCGAACATTTGGACGCATTTCTGAATTTGGTATTGGTCGGAAAAGGAGATTGCCCGGTATGTGGCGGAGAAATGGAAGTTACCGACGCCGATTATAAATGTTGCGGCGGCGATGGGTATTTAACCCCGTATGAATACGAACCGATATTTGAGGAAAAAACCTGCAAACATTGCGGACACGTAGAATAATAACCATAAAAATAAACAATATGAAATTAAGAGTAAATGAAGCAATCGCCCGTTCCGAGGCGAACGGAAAAAAGGTATTGAAAAAGGATATTGCAGCCCGTTTATTTGAGGGCGCAAGCGAAAGCGCACAGCAGGTAAATATGACAAATCTTTGCAACGGGACAACCAAAAGGATTGTTCCGGAATGGGTAGTAATAATTTGTGAAATGTGCGGTTGTTCCGCCGATTATCTGTTTGGATTGGAGGATTAAGAAATGAAAAGGATAGTTGAAAGAATAGAGAAAATGACCGACGTTGTTTTTTCTGACGAATGGCAAAACAAGTTCTTTACATGGTCGTTCGGCATAATGTGCGCAATTTGCTTTATTGCCGGATTTTGGAATTATGCCCATTTTCTATTTGCCGGAATGTTTGGGGTTGCAACATATATGACATATAACGAAAAAAAATAATAATATGAGAGCGAAAAAAAAACAGCCGGAAACGGTAAAAGAAATGGTTGGCGCATTGCAAGGCGCAACAAATGCGATGGGAGATTTGGCAAAATCAATGGGGCAATTGCCCGCCGATAAATTCCCGGAGATAGACGAGGAACAACAGATTGTTGCCGGATTGGATGCGGTCGAAATAGAACAACCCGCCGGGGCTTTTGAAATTGTTCCGGGAATGACCATTGAGGAAATGACGGCAATGTTCTTTGATGGCGCATTAATCGAACCGCCGTATAAAGTATGGCAGCTAAACAGCAAAGGACACCGATATTATTACAAGTTTGACGACAACGGAACCCCGGAATTTTATCCGTCAGTTACAACCATATTATCGCAGACAATGCCAAAATCGGAATTTCTGATTAAATGGATTGCCGACAAAGGTATTGACGAGGCGGAACGATACAAAGCAGAACGGGCGGCGTATGGTACATTTATGCACGCCCAATTTGAGGAACTTATAATTAACCGGGTTTATGATTTGGACGGACTGAAAGCCAAATTAAAAGATTATATTGATAACAACAAATTGCCAGCCGATTTCATTTATTACGCTGATGATTTCAAAAAGGACATATTGGCATTTGCGCAATTTGTTTTGGATTATGACGTTAAACCGTTAGCCGTGGAAATTGCGTTGGTACACCCCGTTCATAATTACGCCGGAATGATTGATTTGCCGTGTACGATGTTATCAAAGCCCGGTTCAAAAGAATACATAAACGCAATTGTGGATTTCAAAAGCGGGCGCAAAGGATTTTACGAAGAAGCGGAAATTCAGTTGCATTTATATGCGATGATGTGGAACGAAAATTTCCCGGATATTCCGATTGACCGTGTTTTCAATTTCAGCCCGAAAGATTGGCGAAAGAAACCGACGTACAATTTGAAAGACCAAACAGACAGCCCGAACGCAAAGAAAATCCCGTATCTTTTGGAGTTGGCAGCAATTGAGGACGAAAAACGGGATAATACATTTACGGCGGTTTCCGGGGAAATATCATTGGATAACGAACCGGATTTGACAAACAATATTGTTTCGCTGACGTTGGCGGAACTTGTTAAAAGCAAAGCCCCGGCGGAAAAGAAAAAGCCGGAACCGGAAAAAGCCGTTACCGTTGAGGATTTGAAGAAAGACCCGGAACCCGAACCACAACCGGAACCGGAGGAAAAGAAAACCAAGACCGTAAAGAGAACCACACGAAAAACGGCAAAAACGGCGGAAAACAAGCCCGTCAAGGAAAAGAAAACCGCAAAACGTACAATTACACCAAAAAAAGAAAAAGTGGCTAAAATCGAAGAAAAACAGCCTAAAAAGCCGGAACCCGTGACAAAGAAAGATTTGTTGAATACTGAAATTGATATTTGATTATGAAAGGACGTATAAACATAAACAGACCAACCACCGGCATACAACGTGTTGTTTTGCCACGTGTGGGGTTTATCAAAGTAGGGTACAAGGAAAAGGCGGCAAACGGCAAAGAATACCCAAAAAGCGTTAATTATTTTATACCAACCGGAAAGTATGCAGGATTGTTTACGAAAGCATACGGCGAGAAACCGCAAACAATACAGATTGTTTTCCCGGACGACGCCCCGGAAAAGGTTTGCAATGAAATGTACGAATACCGGGACGACGACGGGCGACGCATAGCATACGGCGACGGGGAAACGTTCTTTGTATGGAACGGAAAACAATATTGTCAATATAGTACAAAGGATTATCCCGATTTAATGGCAGGCGTTGCGCAAAAACACCCAAACCGGGCTGTTAAGAATGGCGGCGACGGATGGATTGTAACGTTAACCGTAACTTTTATTATTCCGTTGGTTCGTGGAGTTGGCGGGGTATGGCAATTCACGACAAAGGGTACGGCGTCAACAATACCCAATATCCGTGATACATTCGACGCCATATTGGAAGAAAAGAAGTTCGTCAAAGGAATTATCTTTGATATGAACGTACAATTTGCAGTTTCTCAAAAGCCCGGCGACCGTTCCCGTTATCCGGTTGTTACGATTGTTCCAAACGAAAGTGAGGGAAATTTGTTTGCGGTAAAAGAAGCATTTAAGCCCGTACAGTTGTTGGAATAAAAATAAAGTATTATATTTGTGGCGTAAAACAATCGACCGTTACCGATTGAAAGATATTTGCTAATTAGCTACAAAGCCCCTTTTAGATGTGTAACGGCTCTAATTGGGGCTTTTCTTTTTTAATTATGACTTACAATATTTTGATTGACCAAAGATTCGCCGTTGCAAATGAACTGACTATTGTTCAAACAACAACGCTTGCAGCGTGTATGACATTGCCAACGTGGACTAATACAATTACGGTTGATGGCATTGTTTGGTATCAATATTCAGAAACAAAAATGGTAGATGATTTTCCGTTGCTTTTTTCAATCCCTAAAAGAGTTTACAAAAACATTAAAGAACTTGCAGACAGAGGATTTATTGAGTTGAGTTCTTTTGGGAAAACAAAGTATCTAAGATTTACAGAAAAATGTAAAACATGGAACAGAAGCGAAACGGACTTTAATCAGTCCGAAAACGGACTACAAGACTATAATATTAATATACAGCAGTCCGAAAACGGACTAAACAACAGTCCGAAAACGGACTTTAATCAGTCCGAAAACGGACTACAAGACTATAATATTAATAATAATAATATTAATAATACTATAAAGAAAGAGGCTAAAGCCTCAAAAGAAAATCCAAACGGATTTTCACAAGACAATTTTTCAAACGAAGAAAAAACAGTTAAAGCAAGTATTGTTTATGGGTTTACCCCGGAATTGTTGGACGTCAGAAAACAAGTAATTGATAAAGTTGATAATTACTTTGCAAAACTTGTATTCCCATTTGATAGCGATGAATTTAAACGGAACTTTTATATTTTGATGTGTCAACCGAAATGGAGAACGTCGCAAAAGAGTTTTTCAGCGATACAAGCAAACTTAAATGGTTTGAGTAAATACCCGGAAGAATTTGCGCTGATTCTGATAAAAGAAAGCATTTCAAAAGGTTGGGCGGCGTTAGAATATGATTCAACCCCCGAAAAATACGAAAAATGGGAAAAAATGAAACGTTCCGTAAAGACAGAGCAGCAAAGCAGCAAAGAAATTGCGGATATGATGAAGTATTTAAACAATGATTTTGATTGATATGGGAGCAATTGAAAAAAAAGAAAATACGGCGTTAGAAATATATAATACCAAGCCCGGAACAAAAGCCATTGAAGTACGCCGTAGAATGGTGCAATTGCCGGAGGTTGCCAAAGCATTAAACCCAGTTGAAAAATATGTTTTCGCAGCGTCAACAAAAACACCAATTGCGGAAATTGACGATGCAAAATTAGTTGAAAATCTTTCGTTACTGTTTAAGCGTATAGCAATAGACGTTGGTTATATAATACCACAGAATGAAAATGATTGGAATTATATACAATCCCGGTTGTTGGATATTCTGAAACGTTATTACTCAGATATGACGTTGGCTGATATTAAGATGGCTTTTGAATTGGCGACGACCGGAGAGTTAGACGAATATTTGCCGAAAGATAAACAAGGGAATCCGGACAAAAACCATTATCAACAGTTCAACGCCGATTACTTTGCAAAGATTCTGAAAGCATACAAGCAAAAGCAGACAGATGTAATTGATAAAGCATACAAAGCTATACCGGAAAAAAACAATGAAATTTCGCCGGCGCAAATCCGGAGATTTGAGATACAAAGACAATGGCGGAACCGTTATATTTTCCTTTGCTACAAATACACCGGGAAATTAATATTGGGGCTAACTGATGATATGTTTTTGTATGAATGGTTGCAAAAATGCGGGTTAGCTGATGATGTACAAGTTAAAGAGGACGACCGCAAAGAAGCGTTTGCCCGGTATATGCAGCGTGTAGCCCGTGGAATGATAAACCAATATACAGCGTTTCAAGTTCGCCGAAAAGGAACCGAAAGCCCGGAAATTGATTTTACGGCGTTTGAGGTTGCCCGGAAAAAAGAGATTATAAAAGCATTTGACCGGATGATTGCCGAGGAAATACAAGTTGATAACTACGTGAAGTTTTGGATATGACATTAAAAGTATTTACAGCATTTAGCGGTTATGATAGTCAATGTATGGCATTAGATAGAATGAAAATTAATTATGAATTGGTAGGATGGTCGGAAATAGATAAATATGCGATAATGGCACATAATGCAATTTATCCACAATATAAGGATAGAAATTTTGGCGATATATCAAAAATAGATTGGGAAAATGTTCCCGATTTTGACTTGTTTACATATTCTTTCCCATGTACTGACATATCAAGCGCAGGGCAACAAAAAGGATTGGAAGAGGGAAGCGGAACAAGAAGCGGGCTTTTATGGGAATGTAAAAAGGCTATTGAATTAAAACGCCCAAAATATCTATTAATGGAAAATGTAAAAGCATTAACACAGAAAAAGTTTTTGCCATATTTGCATAAATGGCACTCTTTTTTAACGGAAATGGGATATACTAATTTTACTCAAATACTAAATTCAAAAAATTTTGGAGTTCCTCAAAATAGAGAACGTGTATTTATGGTTAGTATATTGGGGGATGCGTGGTTTGATTTCCCTAAACCTTTTCAGTCTGATAAAAAATTAAAAGATTTATTGGATGAAAATGTTGATGATAGATATTATTTAAGCCAACGTTGTTTGTCGTCGTTTATAAGAAAAAATGAGATACAAAGAGAAAAAGGGAATGGATTTACATTTAAGCCCACAAATGGGGATTGTATAGTAAAAACAATTCTAACACACCCAAACGATAGATTAGATGATAATTATATAATTGAACCATTAGAACCAAATGTTTTACCCCCTAAACGAACCGAATACGGGAAGAAAATGCGTAAAGCATACGAAAATGGAGATTTTAAAGAGAGTAGGCATAATATGACTATATTAGAACCAAGAACAGACGGAATAAGTAATACAATAACAACAGTTCAAAAAGATAATTTATTGTATGAACCTATTAATAATAAATATTTTCGTATTAGAAAACTGACTGAAAAAGAATGTTTTCGTTTAATGGATGTTTCTGATGAAAATATAAATAAAATCCAAAATTCCGGAATAAGTAAAACACAGCAATATAAAATGGCAGGAAATTCTATTGTTGTGAATGTGCTATATTTTATATTTAAGAACTTATTTAAACAATAATCATGGAACTATTTATTGTTTGCTTTATAATTGGCGTAATAGGTTATTTTACAAAAGCGGGAGGATATAAAGATGAAAATTGAAAAATGTGGAAACATAACATTAATAAACGGGGATTGCATGGAGTTTATGCAATCCCAAAGTGATAAATCTTTTGATTTGGCAATTGTTGACCCACCATACGGCTTAGGCAAAAGAACTGTTGAGGGTGGGGGTAAAAATACACAAATAAGATTTATAAGTGACCTAAAAAGGACAAATTGGGATGATGAAGTACCAAGTAAAGAATATTTTGAAGAATTGAAAAGAGTATCAAATAACGAAATAATATTTGGAGGTAATTATTTTAATTTGCCCCCATGCAGATGTTTTATTGTATGGGATAAAGAAGTTTATATTCCGTCAATGTCACAAGTTGAATTTGCATATACAACATTTGATAGCCCCGCACGAATGGTTAAAATACCAAGTAGGGATAAGCATAGATTTCACCCGACGCAGAAACCTATAAAATTATATGAATGGATATTAATTAATTATGGTAAAACGGGACAAAAAATATTGGACACGCACGGCGGAAGTATGAGCCATGCAATAGCCGCACATAAATTGGGCTTTGATTTAACTATAATTGAAAAAGACCCGGTTTATTATGAACAAGCAAAGAAAAGATTAATTGAGTTTCAAAGACAGCAAGTTTTATTTTAATTATGAAAATTGATTGCATAGTAGGAATTGACCCCGGAGTAAATGGGGGTATTGTTAAATGGCGTCCGAATGAAAATATTACAGCAATACAAATGCCAAAGGATATAAATGAACTCAAAGACTATTTGTTGTATTTGAAAAGCATTTGTTCGCCAATTGTCTTTTTGGAAAAATTGAGCGTGCGCCCGGATGATGTAACGCCGGGTGCCGATGGCGTAAATATGGGTAAATTGTACCGAATACAAAAGATGATGGCAAACTTTGAGCAATTGAAAGCAATCATTGCAGTTTGCGACATTCCGTTTGTCATGGTACACCCTATGAAATGGCAAAACGAATTGAAGTTGCGAGCAAAGACGACACGAAAAAAAGAAGAAAAGAACGAGCGAAAACGCAGATACAAAGAGGTTGCCGGGAATTTGTACCCGGAATTGAAACCGACATTGTGGAACGCCGACGCCACGTTGATAATGCACTTTGGACGATACATTTTGCGCAACAACCCCGGTTGGGTGCGTCAGAATTTACCAAGCAACATGCACGAACGTTTGTTTTAGCCACGTAGAGCGATTTTAATTTCAAAATGGATAAAATATACATGGAAGAAGAAAAAAACCCGCAAATCGAAAATCCGGGAAAAATAACGTTGGAAGAGTTCGCCGAGTTAATCCGACAAATGCGTCATAATCAACGCAGATATTTTGCGCAGCGTCGCCCGGAAATATTAGCGACCTGCAAGAAATTAGAAAGTGAAGTTGATGCAGTTATTGCAAAGATGTTTGATAAACAATTGAAAATGTTTTAAGGTATGCCCGGCATGTAATATTGCCGGGCTTCTTTGTTTTTTTTTTGAAAAATAAAAAGAAAAACTTTTGGAGATTAAAATAATATACGTATATTTGCAGTGTTGAAAGTTCAACGCACCGACCGGGCGGGTTCCCGGATAAATTATAAAACTATGAAGTTATTAGAGATTCACAAAAACGGTATTAATGCGCATAATAATGAAGTTTCATTTTATGGCATAGATTATCAAACAAAAACATTGATGTTTGATGGAATAGAAAACGTTGAATGTGCAATAGAAATTGCAAAAGAGTTAGGATATAAGATTTCTGAAATACAAATGTTGTTTTGATATGTTTATAGATGAAGTAGGAGCAACCCGGCACGCAATAAGCGACAAAGAGTTGAACGAATTATACAAGCGTTTGGAAAATTTCATTGCTGATTGCACGGTTGAGGAAGCGAAAGAAAGCCGGGACGCATTTGTTAAGGTGCAAACAATGATATACCAAAGAATGAGAGAAACAAAAAAATAATATTAACCGCCGGGGGAAACCCCGGCACAAACCGAGAGCAAAAATGATAGTTAAGAAATTAGAATTGGTAAATTTCCAAGTAATTAAAGAGTTTAACGCAGATTTCGACGGTAACGTTTATTTCATTACCGGAGATAATGAGTTGGGAAAATCAACCGTATTAAAAGCAATTGGGGCTTTGTTGACCGGGAACCGTGACGCCGTATTGAAGAACGGAGAAAGCAAAGGTTTTGCAAAAATGATTGTCGGCGACGACGGCGAGGAATACGAGGTTGAATTGAAATTCACAAAAGCAAACCCACGTGGCACGTTATCAATTAAATCAAAGACAACCGGAATGAAAAGTGATAACGTTTCTATGTTGCAAAAGATTTTCGGTTATACAGATTTTGACGCCGTGGAATTTTCCCGTTGGTCGGAAACCGCCGAGGGACGCAGAAAGCAAATTGAGGTTGTAAAGTCTTTGTTGCCGGAAGAAGTAAGAACAAGGATTGCCGAAATTGATACAACCGTTGCCGGGCTTAAAACAGAACGTACCGGAGTAAACCGAGATTTGAAAACCTACAAATCAATATCAGATGCAGCCGGGCAGGGATTGACAACGCAGGATTTGAAAACGTATGCCAAACCAAAGGACATTACGGAACTGATGAAAGAACAGCAGGAAAACGCAAAGTTGGTTGAGAAAGCAAAGGGCGTGCGTTTGCGTATGGAAGAAAGAAAGGGGAGATTGGCAGAGATTCCGGGACGTTTGGCAGCCGCCAAAGATTCATACAATAAAGCAATTGAGGCGGCAAAGAAAGCAATGGAAGAAGCCGAAAAGACGTATAAACAAACCGTTTCGGTCGTTGAAGAAGAAAAGAAAGATTATGAGGGAAAAATAGCAAGTGCCGAAAAATGGTTAACAGATTATGAGGCTTTGAACCCGAATAATTTCGATACAGAAAAACAATTGAAAGAAGCCGAGGAGCACAATAAAAAGGCTGCAAAGGTTGCCGATTATCTTTCAAAGAAAAAACAAGCAGACGACAAAAAAGCAGAAGCGGAAAAGATGGATTCAGAAATTGAGGAATTATCCGCCGAGCGTGAAAAACTTATTTCGTCGGCGAAATTGCCGATTTCCGGGCTTTCGTTTAGTGATGATGGGTTAGTATTAAATGACGTCCCATTTGTCGCCGGAAAGGTTTCAGATTCGCAAATAATGGAGGTTGCCGCAAAACTGATTATTGCAAGTAACCCAACGGTTAAGGTATTCAGAATTGCGAGGGGCGAAAGTTTGGGACAAAAGAGATTGCAGGCAATTTTGGATTTGGCAAAAAAAGAGGGATTCCAAGGTTTTATTGAAAGTGTTGTAAGGGGACAGCAGGATTTAATTATTGAGGAATACACAGAAAACGAGTAATTAACCGGGGCGTCGGTTTCCCGGCGTCCCTTAAACAAAACAATATGGAAGTTAAAGAAATGACAATTTCGGACGTTTTGAAAACACCCGAATTTTATAATAATCTGAAAGTGGTTATTTCCGATTTGGGAAACATCCGGAGAAATGCAGGAATAAGCGCAAACGCCCCATTGAAACGGCACCCGATAGACCGATTGCAGGAAAAAGGAGTTTTTGAACCGGGACAAATGACCGTTCTTTATGCGTCGGCGATGGATAAAAAATTGCAGGGGTATTCAAGCAGCGAAAGGACGTTTATTTTGAATGTAGGCGGAGAGGCTTTTAATAAGACAATGAAACAATTTGTTGACCAAGAAAAGAAAGACAATGAGGAAAAGAGAGATAACAGCAACGGGAATGATTAATAATAACGGCGGTTTACAAATGTACATGGGGGAATTAAATCAATTCTTTGCAATGCACAAAGGTAGCCGCATAATCGCCCGTTTTATTGTAGCGTCGCCCGGTTCGTCAGAGGCTTTGAAAGGTTATTATTTCAATTACGTTGTACCAACGTTCCGGTCGGGTATATGGGAAGCCGGGGAGCGTCTGACAGAGGAGCAGACGGAACGCCGTTTGCGTGAGTTGTCCCCGGTTATGTATGAGCAGACCCCGGATATTAACACCGGGAAATATGAAACCCGGTTGCGTAAAATATCGGAGTTGAGCAATGCGGAATTAATAGAACATATCGAATTTTTAAAACAACTTGCAAGTGAAGAATATTATATATATATAGCAGACCCAAATGAAATTTGATTATGAAAAAAGTAACATTGAAAGACAGCAAAGGAAATGAGATAAACGACATTATGAAAGATGTTTTGACGTTCGATTGTGAAACAACCGGGTTGCCCCCAAAGGGCGCAAAATGGGACGTTGATTTTGCGGAATTTCCAAATATTGTGCAATTGGCATGGGCGGTAAACGAAAAGGAACGTTCCTACATTATTAAGCCGGAGGGATGGGAAATACCGGAAGCGTCAACAGAAGTTCACGGAATTACAGCAGAGAGAGCAAACGCCGAGGGCGTCCCATTTGCTGATATTATAGGCGAATTTTTGGAGGATTGCGAAAAAGCCCGTTTGTTAGTAGGACACAACATTTACTTTGATACGTCAATTGTAAAAGCAATGATATTGCGAATTATGGGGCGTGAGTATTACGACGCAAAAGCGGAGGACGCATTGTTTAAGGGCAAACGAATTGATACGATGATGAAAACAATTAAATTTGTTGGCGCATTGTATGCAGACGGACGTCCGGGCAAATATCCGAAATTGGAGGAACTTTACAACAAGTGTTTCCCCGGCGAAACATTCCCGGCGCATGATGCGTTGGAGGACGTGAAAGCCTGCAAACGTTGTATTCCGGTTTTGGTGGAAAATGGTATTATAGAACTGAAACCAAAAGAATATCCGGCGGAACAATTGAAGTTTAACCCGGAACCGGAACCCGCAAAGACCAAAAAGGTAAAAAGGGAAGTTTTAGTTCACGACCCGAAACCGATATTTGCACCGGATGCAGAGCCGGAAAACAAGGTTGCAAAATTGTTAAATGAAACAGACTTTTAAATTATGAACGAAAAAAAAATGTGCATTGATTGCGTGGATTATCCGGTATGTTGTTTGTCCGGTCGTTGTGCTGATGATGAACCGTGCGAGTATTTCCAAGAAGAAACCGACCCGGAGGAACCGGGAAACAATAAAGATTAAAAATTATGAGCGAAAAAAAACAAAATGTTATGCCGATTCCTACAAAGGAAAAGTTTTCATTATCGAAAGTAAAGTTATTGAAAGATGGCGGGTTAGACGTACATTATGAAGTAACGGAAGTTGTCGGAAATGAGAGTTACACGAACAAATACCATGTATTGAGTGCAAAAGACATACACCCGGATTTGCGTCATTTGTTTAATGATTTGCGCCCGATTATGGGACGTGTATTCAACATAACGTCATTTAAAACCATGATGGCAACGCCGGAGTTTAAAGCAACAAAGAAACAAACAGATATTGCAGCCGCATTTGCGAAAGAATGTTTGGACAATATAGAGGTTAGGGGCGTTTCTTTGTCCGGGCAAGATGATAACGTAGGCGTCGTTTTAACCGGATTGTTTACCATATCAAACAATCAGAAAACAGCAATCAATACCCCACGAATGAAATATAACGTTGAAACGTTCGGTTTTGAGGAAGAGTTGGAAAACATTGTTTGCGATATTGAAAACGAGGTTTACGAATTTCTGTTTGAGAGCAAAAAGGCGCAAATGGATTTGTTCGGGGCTGATGGGGAACCCAACCCGTTAGTTTATGTAAATGATGCAGACAACGAAAATGAAAATGATATGTTCCCGGAAATGGCAGACCCGGCGGACGACCCGGAACCGAACGACGAAACGGCGGAAATGTAAGAGTATGGAACCGTATTTGTTGACAGACCAGTACGAATACCAATAAATTCGCTATATTTGTAGCATAAACGGGGATAGTTCGGAGTAGCTACCGGATGAAAAAAGATGCAGCCACTTTTCCCCGTTTCTCTTTTGGTTGCTTACTTAAATGGTTGTATAATGGAAATTTGGAAAGATGTACCCGGATATGTGGGGTTGTATCAAGTTAGTAATTATGGTAATGTAAAAAGCATCTTATATAATAAGATATTAAAATCATGTTGGCGAAATAGTAAAAAAGAATATAAAACAGTTTATCTTAGTAATTGTAATAAGAGAAAAACGTTTTCTATTCATAGATTAGTTGCTGCGGCTTTCACTCCGAACCCGAACAACAAACCATGCGTTGACCATATAGACGGCAATAGATTAAACAATCATGTTGATAATTTACGTTGGGCAACGCATTTGGAAAATAACAACAACCCAATTACGTTATATAGAAAAAGACAGGCAGCCAAAAAAGGTTTTTTAAGTTGTAGATATGGTAAAATTGGGATATTGAATGGGAAAAGTAAGGCAGTTATACGTTTTTCAATGAATAATAAATTAATTGATGAATTTGAAAGTATTAATATTGCATCTAATATTACTGGTATAAATAAACGTGGAATAGCTTTAGCGGCTAATAAGAAACGTAAAACAGCAGGAGGGTATATATGGAAGATAAAATAAAAATTATTGATTTAGAATGTTATATATATGCTAAAATGAAAGGTTATGAGCCTTTAATAGATAGACGTTTTTATGTGCCTTTCCTTGTTCGTTTAGAAATTCAATACTATTTATTTGGCAAAGGTCATTCCCCAACCGAAAACGATAAATTTTACAAGTATTGTTGGAATATATATCCTCATTATTGTGAGGAATGTATGAAGCCTTTAAAAACATATTCGGCTATACATATAAGCCATATAATAACAAAAGCTGCATACCCTGAATTATCCCATGATGTAAGAAATATAAATATACTATGTTTTGAACATCATTCATGTTGGGAGAATGGGGATAAAACGAAAATGCGTATATATCCGGGCAACGTCCGGATTATTGAATTGCTTAAAAACGAATACAGAAGTTTGAAAATATGAGGACGAAAAAAAGAACACCCGATTACGGGGCAATTTCCCGCCGTTCAATCCAAAATGATTTTAAAAGGGTACAAAGGTACCCGGAAAGGGAGAAACGCCCGCAAATCGAAAATCCGCCCGAAATAAATGCAGAAAGACGGGTTTTGTTTGTTAGTGAAAATTCAGCATATTACCGATACCGTTCTTTTTTCGTCGGTAAATTGGTAAGACTAATAAAACAATCAAACGTCGGCGGTTGGATAGTTGGATTTGTTTACGACGACGACCGGAAAGCGATAAATCATGCCGCCGGATGGTCGGATATGAAAAAAGAATATTTGTTGGATGGCGTAAAATTTAAGTAGATGAAAATCAAAAAACAAACCGGATATAAAATTGTATTTTATACGTTCGTGGCGTTAACGGTTGCGTCATACATTTGGACGTTATGGAGTATTGGAAGTTGGATTTTTAAAGCTATATTTCTATGAGTGTAAACAAAGTTATTTTAATGGGTAACGTCGGAAAAGACCCGGAGTATAAAGATTTCGACAACGGCGGTTCGGTTGCGCAATTCACGTTGGCGACAACTGACAGAGCATTTACAACGGCAAATGGTACAGAAGTACCGGAGCGCACCGAATGGCACAATATTGTTTTGCAAAATGGATTGGCAAAGATTGCAAAAGAGTATGTAAAAAAGGGCAATAAACTTTATATTGAGGGGAAAATAAGAACCCGCAGTTATGAGGACAACAACGGCGTAAAAAGATACGTTACGGAAGTTTACGGGTATAATATGGAGATGTTGTCGCCAAAGAAAGACGGACAAACAACGCAGCAGGGAGGCGCACCAACACCGCCGCCGCCAATTTCCGACCAAGACAAAGATGATTTGCCATTTTGAGAATGAGGAACGAAATTAAAATTCAAATCCCGGAGGGTTCCCGGCTGATTGGGACACGGACAAAGGGGTGAACGGTTATTGTTTCTTTTGAATACAATAAGGAGGACGCAGCCGTTCCGGAGCCGGAACCGATACGACCAATTGGTTTTGCCCATTACAAGGAACCCGCCGGGAAAGATAAAAAATAAAGTTATGCAGTTTAATAGCAAAGAATATGACCCCGAAAAACACGACCGTTGGCGTGCGTTGACCGTCAAACAGCCATACGCAAATGATTTGGTAACGGCGGCATACAAAGACGAAAACGGCGTTGTTTACGGGCGAAAATCAATTGAAGTTAGAAGCAAAAAAACGTCATACCGTGGCGACGTTCTTATTTGTTCGTCGGCAAAACCGGTTTATCCCGGAATGGAAAGCGGCGTTACTTTGGGATTGGTTGAGTTGTACGACGTGAAGCCGATAAAAGAGTTTACGCCGGAGGATTGGGGAAACACCCGGATTCCAAAGGAAAAGAGGGCAAAAATAACAAAGGGTTTCGGATGGATGATGCGCAACCCAAGACGTGTTGTTGAAATGCCAATTAAGGGGCAATTGGGTATCTATAATCTCGTATATACCAAGGGCGAAATAATACAATACCCCCGGAAAATGGTAATTGACAAAAAGAGTTGGGAACAGATAAAAAAACAGATAGAGAAATGAAAACAATCGGATTCCATATTGGACGTATCGGGTTTTATTTGTATCTGCAAAGTTTGTGGAAGTATAAGCAATTTTATTTGACGCCCGGAGTTATGGTTGAGGGCGTAAAAGGACATGACGTTTATTTAGATATTGAAATTAAATTGCTTTGTTTTTCCGTTGGTCTCCGGCTGATATGGATAAAAACCAAAAGAAATTATTAACTTTGTAATGTAAAATACTAAAAACGTGAGCGATGAAAGAGATAACAAAAATATTGCCATTAAATGAGGCGGCAAAGTTTCAAAAATCCGCAGGCAAATATGATTGCACAATTACGGAATTGGCGGTAATGGGAGCAGGGAAAGCAAGAATTTCAATTTCCGGAACAGAGGAAAATTTGGATTTGTTAGTTAATTCGATAGAAAATGAGAATAAAGAAACCACAACCGTTAGACCCCGATAGGCAATACAGCCCCGGAGAACGTGCAGTTTACCGGGGTATGGTAATAATTGCGGAAAGATGGGTTAAACCGTCTGGTAAACTGATTGAAAATGTTGGCAAATATGTATGTTTGAGTAGATGCGCGTGTTGCGCTATCCATAAAGACGATTGCCCGGCGGTTGGGTTTAAATGCCACAGAACAAGACGTAGCGATAACAAAGTAATATATTTCAGAAAATTATATAACATAACAGAAAAAAGCGATGGAAAAGAAAAGATTTATTCCGTTTGATGAGGAAACGTTTTTGATGATTGAAGATGTAACGGGAACAGAACCGGAAGTTACAGAGAAAGAAAATTACTTTAAACTTAAAATGTACGCCCCGGACAAAGAGGAAAGAATAATTGAAGCCGCAATATATGCAGTTCAAGGCAGATACGGAAAAAGAATAAAAGACGTAAGGACGATTAAAGAACAAAACCTTTTGCGTGGTGCAATATTCTTTGTTGAATACGAAAAAGGGGCGGGAAATTTGCCAAATGAGTTGCGCACAAATTTAGGTATGCCGGACGAAACCGCCGGGGATATTTATTGCCGCCGATTGTTAGAAGTTCGTGCATTACCCGTAAAGCGTGATAATTGGGAAAAATTGCAGATTTTTACCGGAGGCGGAATAATGCAGATTCCGAGAACGCCCGGAGGTTTGGCGGTTTATTCATTCCCGACCGAAAACGGCGTAATGTTGGACGTACCGGAGGGAAATTTTATTGTATTGGCACCGGACGGAAAATTTGGCAAAATGGATATGCAAACGTTTATGGCTAATTTTGAAGAAAAAGACGCCAATACCGCCGGATTGAACTTTGACGAAAAGCGATTGTTTGAAAAGATGAATAAACTTTTCGGCAGGAACATAGAAAAGAGATTGGGAAAATTAGCCGAGGAATACAACGAATTGTTTGAAGCGTTTGAAAGATATTTAAGCAGGGAAAAAACGCAAAGAGAAATAAACGAAATTAATCCCGGAACGCATGATATTATCGACGAATTGGCGGACGTAAACGTTGTTTTATTCCATATTGCGGCATTATTAGGGTATAGCCAAAAGGAATTGCAGGAAATGGCATATACTAAAATTGCAGGACGTGAGAAAAACCCGGAATTTATGCGCAAACACCCACACAACAAACCGGAAAGCCCGGTTTGCGGTAATATGCAGCAGGAAACCGCCGAGGAATACAAACATTTTAAAGAACGTTTTAACAAAATACTATGACAAACGAAGAAAAAGAAGAAGTAAGAAAGCAAGCGTTGTTCCTTACAAATACGGCATATCTTTTGGCTGACATGGCTAATTCGTGCGCAATTGATGCGGAAAGCAAATTGGGCAAATTGGGAAAATGTTTTCAGAGGGACGAAAAAATGAGGTTCAAGAAAGCCGCAAAGTTAGCAAAGGATTTGTTGAAAGCCACAAAGGAAATAACAGAACCGATGTACGATATTACCAACGTAGATGATGCGTGTATTGATAGCGATTATCTTTTGGAAGTTATTCAGTTGGTAATAAACAGAACCGACGAAACCGAGGAAAGCAAAACGGCGATGTTGGAATACATAAAGAAGTTACCACAAATTGAACATATAGAAGTTTAAGCGTATGAAAAAAGATTTTAAACAAGAACTAACCGAACTTATTAATAAGCACGGTTTAGAAAAGGAAATGAGAGATACCCCGGATTTTATTTTGGCACAAGTTTGTATTGATGCAATGGCGGTATTTTCGGACGCAATCGCCCGCCGTGACGAATGGCGCGGATTCAGAAAGGCAGACGAAAAGAGTTCGCAGGATGCAAAACACAATTACCCGGATGATTGCAATATTTGCAAAGACCGTTTTAAATGTGCTGACTTTATGAGAACGCAACCAATTGCAAATCTGATTCAGCGTTTCAAGACGACAACGGACAAAGAGGAAAAAACAGCAATCGCCGGATTGCTAAAACAGATAAACGCCGATGCGTCGGGAAAGCCTCAAAATGATATACCGGAAGAAGTAAAAGAAGTTGCCGGAAAGTTGGCAAAGGCTTTTGGCGCACGTGTTGAGATACACCGTATTGAGATACCGGAAAAGAAACGTAAGTTTAGAAAGAAACCAAGAAAGGAGCAAGGCAATGAAACCCGTTGAATTTCCCGGCGTGAATGTAGTATTTGCAAAAGACCAACCGGAATACATGCCGTTACCTGCAATGAAAATCCCTAATGACCCGCAGGGGCTTATAATTACCAAATGGCAGTTATCCCCGGAAGAATTGGAGAGAGTAAAAGAAATCGGAACAATACATTTGTCAATGCTGACGTTTAACCAACCATTGCAACCCGTATTGTTAACCGTAGATTTACCAACAGAAAAATAATAAAGTTATGGATAAAGAAACATACGTAAAAAGAATGGCAGAATTAGCCGAGATAAAACAAAAGGCTTTGGAGTACAACAGAAAGGAAAGAGAAAAAGCCGCAGAAAGTTACATAACAGAAAATTGTCCGTTTAAAAAAGGCGATAGAATAAAATACAACGGAAAGCCCGGAAAGATAGAAGTTATCAAGGCAGAACACAACGGCAATTTTTCGTATGAAGTTAGGTTTGACAAAAAGGACGGTACGCCGTCAGTTAGGGTAACAAGTATTTACCCATTGTTGAAAACCGACAAAATGGAAAAAGAATAAAAAACGCCCCGGAATTATAACCGGGGCTTTGCCGTTTAGGTACAGAAACGAAAGAAAGCCAAAATTAGCCACGTAGGGCGACGAAAATACAAAAGACAATAAAAGTATCAAGTAACAAACGAAACCCGCTTAAAACGAAAATTCCCCGAAAATAACAAGCAAAGGGAAAGCGACGTTTGAGAGGAAAGCAAAGTAAATGGCTTTGTTGTTATAAAAAGGTTTGAAAAATGGAAGCGAGTAAAAGACAAAGGGGCGGACGCCCGAAAATGTGCAAACGAACAAAAGACCAAAGGGAGTTTGATTTGGCTTTTTGTTCAAATCTGTTTTTACGTGGTTACACGTATAGGGAGATTTCGGAAAGACTGAATGAGGAAAACGCCCGGCGTGGCGTCGGTTATACCATAACAAAACAAATGGTATATTGGGATATGCAACAATTGCTAATTGAGTGGAAACGTGAACGTATGGAAAATATAGACGATTACGTTACGCATGAATTGCGAAAGTTGGATAAAATGGAGGTTGAATTGTGGGAGGCGTGGGAACGTTCAAAGACCGGGAAATTGCGAGAGAAAAACAGACAGAACGCAAAGCCCCGTAAAGTGTTGGAGGATGGCGACAACCCGGAATATTACGGGTATGAGGAAACCACAACGGAAACGTCCGCCGGAAACCCCCGGTTTTTGGATTTGCTTTTGAATGTGCAGCAACGCCGGGCAAAGATGTTGGGATTTGATGCGCCAATAAAAGTTGATATACCGGGATTGAAAGAAAATACAAATAGCGATGCGCCGAAATATGATGTTGCCGCAATACCGGAGGATTTGTTGTTTGCGGTCGCCGATAAATTGCAAACAGCAGAATATAAAAAACAATTAGCAGAAAAAGGAGTAATTGACGATGGTACGAACAACAAAGAATAATATCAAGAAAAAAGATGAACCGAAACCCGTACACACGTGCGGGAATTGTGGTTGGGGTAAATATTATTACGACCATTCAAATTTGGATATGGACGGGAACTCAATTTGTTTAAAATGCCCGTTTGTCGAAAATCGCAGTATAATACGTTCGGAAAAAGCGTGCGACAAATGGAAAATGAAACAATAAATTGGTTGTTTTTTAAGATTTCCGGTTTTTAAGTCAGAAAAAATACGGGGGTAAGACAAAAATATATGGTTTATTTTTAAGAATTAAACAAAATGGATAAAGAACAATTGCTTAAAATGTATGCAGCATTGAAAAACAACCCCGGCGAGATAGTAAAAGCGGCGGCACGCCATAGGCTGATAAACTTTGCCCGGTACATGCAACCGGATTTGGTTTTGGAACCGTTCCACGTCGTTTATTATACGCTATTGGATAAGTTCGCCCACGGGGAAATAAAAAAAATGATTGTGCAAATGCCGCCCCAGCACGGAAAATCGGAGGGTTCAAGCCGAAAATTACCCGCTTTTATGTTGGGATTGAACCCGGACACAAAAATTTGTATTGGTTCGTATGCCGCCACAATTGCAAGGGATTTTAACCGGGACGTTCAACGAATAATCGACACGCCCCGGTATCGTGAATTATTCCCCGGCACGTACTTAAATGGGTCGAACGTCGTAACAATGGCGAATACCTATTTGCGCAATTCCGATGTTATCGAAATGGTCGGGCGCAAGGGGGCGTTGCGTGTCGTCGGTCGTGGCGGTTCGCTGACGTCTAAAACCGTGGACGTTTCGATATTGGACGACGTGTATAAAGATTACGCCGAGGGTAACAGCCCGATAGTACGGGCGGCGGCGTGGAAATGGTACACGACCGTTGTACGCACCCGTTTACACAATGATAGTCAAGAATTGATTGTATTTACCCGTTGGCACGACGACGATTTGATAGGGCGCATTGAAAAGAGCGGCGAAACGATTATTGATGTTAAGTGTTGGGCGGATTTGGAGGACGTAACGCCGGGGGCGTGGGTGCGCATAAACTTTGAGGGGTTGAAAACCGGGGAGCCAACAGAGGTTGACCCACGGGAACCGGGGGCGGCGTTATGGGATAGACGACACAGCCGGGCAAAATTGGAGGGACAAAGAGCGTTAGACCCCGTACAATTTCAATGTTTGTATCAAGGCAACCCCGGAAACGCAGAGGGTAAATTGTACCGGAACCCGTTCCGAACATACGTTGACAAATCCGAATGGGGGACGTATGTACGTAGTGGCAATTACACAGACGTTGCAGACGAGGGCGACGACTTTACATTTTCGGCATGTTATGACGTTTACAAATCCGGTAATGAGGCATGGAACGAGCAAAAGAAACGGTTTGAACCGATTCTGTATGCGCTAATTACTGACATGGTATTTACGCAGGAAAACACGGAAATAACAGCCGTTACCGTCCCGGAAATGATAAACAGATGCGGAACGCAAAAAGCATGGATTGAAAGTAACAACGGCGGTTCCGGATTTGAAAAGGTTATAAGAAAAAAACTAAAAGCAGTAACAGAACCATTTTATCAAGGGGCAAACAAGGAAAGCCGAATTATAACAAATTCAGCGATGGTAAATGCACAAATAATAATGCCGATTGGATGGGAACAGCGTTTTCCAAAGATACACGAACATTTGACCGGGTTTTTGCGTGATTTTCCTGCAAATGCCCATGACGACCCGGAGGACGGATTGACCGGAATATACGAAAAAGAGTTGGCGGACGGCGATACACGACCATACAGCCAAGCAACAAGGGGCGTTAAACGTCGTAACTAACAATTTATTCCATATACGCAAGAGTTTAACGGAAAAATATTATAACTTTGCAAAAGATAAATGGGGTAAAGAGTTAGCCCCGGAGATAGTAAAACGAGTTTTAAATATTAAAATTTTAGGATTATGATTTGTAAGTGTCCGGCGGGTACGGCTTTGCCCGATATTCCCGTAAGTAATTGCCCGGAAAGTTTTGGGCAGATTCAGAAAGTAGCATTTCAAAGATTGTACAAAAGCACCGGAGAAAAAAATTCATTTAAAACCGATGCAGGTATTGAAAAAAAAGCGTCGTGGACGCCGTTGTTGTCGGCTGACGATGATACAAAGATTGTTATTTCCCCATACATTCAAGCCCCGACAGCAGAAGCAGGCGCAGCAAGAACGTTTGGAGGTGGTAACGAAACATTGGGAGGCGTTGAGGAAATTGTGGGACGTGAGCCAACGCCATTTACCGGGGTTATGCGAAAGTTGCCACAGAAAATTATCAAGGCTTTGAAAGAATTGCAGTGCGAAAGTTGGGGCGACAATTTGGGCGTTTATCTGTTTGACGAAAACGGCGCAATTGGAGCAATTCAAGACGCAAAAACAGCAACAACCCATTATCCGATTCCAATACGTTCTTTGTTTATCGGCGATAAAACATTGGGCGGATATGAGGCACCGGATAGCAACAACATTCAATGGGCATTTTTGCCGAATTGGTCGGATGATTTGGCAATTATTGTTCCGGAGGATTTCAACCCGCTAACAGATTTAAAAGCGGCACCATAGCAATAAGGGGGTTGGTTATGGGAAAGACAACAAAAGTTTTATTGGTTTGTCCCCAACACAATATGAAACGAGAATTTGAGATAACGCACGCCGAACGTTTGTTGATGATGGGAAATAACGGCGGATGGCAGTTGCCGGAAAACTCAAATTTTGAATTTAGCAAAGATTATGGGATTAGGTATAAACGACATAAAAAAACAGATTACGGAGCAAAAGAAAGGGGCGACGATTAACCGTGCGATTGTACACCAACAGCGCATTAAGTTTCACGCCGAAACCTTTGTTGCGCCGTATATCAGTCAACCGTTAACGGATTTTCTGAATTTCGTTTCAAACCTTATACCCGACGATAAGTTTAAAATTTTCAAAACTCTTTTCCGTTACCCCGTTAAGACCAACGAGGTAACGGGAATTTGCTTTGATAAGTTGAGCCGAATTTTTGACGGTCGTAACCCGGCGTTCAATTATCAGTTTATGGAGAGCGGACAAAGGGACGATTGGGAGTATTATAGACAGAACGTTTTAAGGGAGCCGGAAATTTGGAGTTCTAAAGGGTGGGAATATTTCAAAACCGAAATTAACAGCGTTCTAATTGTGGATTTGCCAACGGAGCAAGACGCCGCCGATAAATACCCCCGTCCGTATTTCTATTGGTTGCCAATTGAGCAGGTAATAACGTTTGATGCAGACCCGGTAACGGGCGTTATGCGATGGATAATTTTCAAGCAGGACGACAAACGTATTGCAGTAATTGACGATGAGAGATACCGGGTATTTACGGAGAAAGACGGGAATATTGGCGATTTGCTGATTGACAGCCCCCACGATTTAGGTTATACCCCCGCCCGTTTCTTTTGGAATGAGGCAATAAGTTTGAGGGAACCCGATGTTAAGGCGTCGCCATTGACCGAGCAGTTGGAAAGCATGGATTGGTATCTGTTTTATCATATATCAAAACGGCATTTGGATATGTACGGTTCATATCCTATTTATTCCGGCTATGAACAAAGTTGCGATTTCAGCAACGCAGAAAATGGCGATTATTGCGACGGCGGGTTTTTGAAAGACAAACAAGGACGTTACAAGTTAGACCAAGCCGGGATATTAGAGCGTTGCCCGAAATGTGGCGACAAACGAATTGCCGGGGTTGGTTCTTTTGTTGAAATACCCGTTCCCGATGGCGACAAACAACCGGATTTGCGCAACCCGGTTCAGATGTTGACCGTTGACCGTAATAGTTTGGATTATAATGTTGCCGAGGAAGAGCGATTGCGCAACAATATTATCACGTCTATTATCGGAACGAATGAGGAAATAACAACACGAGACGCATTGAACGAACAACAGATAAAAGCAAATTTTGAGAGCCAAAGCACAATTTTAAACCGGGTAAAGAAAGGATTTGAGGCGGCGCAACAATTCGTTGATGAAACGGTTTGCCGATTGAGGTACGGCAATTTGTTTGTTTCTGCAAAAATCAATTTAGGCACGGAATTTTATATTTACGATGCAATGGAGTTGCGGGAACGTTACAAGTTAGCAAAGGAAACCGGAGCAAGTGAGGCAGAATTGGACGCAATGCAAAACCAAATTATCGAAACGGAGTACCGGAACGACTCGACCCAATTACAACGTATGTTAGTGTTGGCAGAATTGGAGCCGTACCGACATTTAACCCGTGCCGAGGTATTAAATTTATATGGGCAACAGATAATTAGCGAACCGGAATTGCGTGTAAAACTAAATTTTGCTAATTTTGTTCGCAGATTTGAGCGAGAAAATACAAATATTTTGGAATTTGGAACGCAAATACCATTTTCCGAGAAAATAAAAGTAATAACTAATAAATTTTACGAGTATGCAAGTGAGAACAGAGGAGGGGCAAATTAAAGACGTCAATATTTTAGACGTTACCCCGGAAAATTTTATTGTACCAAAGGGCGAGGAAGATTGTTATCATTGCCGAATTGAGGTTAAGAAATTCAACCAAGACACGGGCAAAAGAATTTCAAAACCACGTATGCAGGTTTTCGGCAAAAAGTTCTTTGAATCTTTTGGGTTGCACAATTTGAGAAAGCAGGGTTTTACCGTTGATGTAATGCACGACCCGAACAAATGGTTGCAGGAAAACGAGGCTAAATTGGAGGCAGAAAAACAGAAGAAAGCCGAAGCCGGTGCAAAAGCCAAAGCAGAGGCAGCAGAGGCAGAGAAAAAAGCAATGAAAGAAGCTATGAAAGCCGAAATTCTTGCAGAACTGAAAGCCGAGGGATTGTTGGCAACGGCGGAAAAGCCGGGAAGAAAATCAAAGGAAACACCGGAAGCAAAGCAGGATGCGCCGGAAACAAACAAATAAGTTAAACCAAAAAAATATAAAGATATGGCACAGATTGCACAGCAGGACAATTTGATTGTTACAAGTACGAAACCAATTGCGACGATAGACGAAGCCGCAAAAAAGAAATTGAAAGAATGTATTGAAGCCGGAACGATTAACGATGTTATTGTAGTAACACCGGAAACGGCAAAAGTAACAAACAAATCAAAGGTATTGGCATGGTCGAAAGACGTAACAACACAGCAGGCACCAACATATAAGGTTGCGTTGGTAGATTGCAATACCGGAGCGTTGAGCGTATTTAGTTTGAGTTAATAATAAAAGGGTAATATTATGGCATTAACAAGAGAAATTTTGGTAGCGAATGCGGCTTTGTCCGGTTTGACTGACGAACAGATTAACGCAATTACAACGTTATCACAGAATGACGAAAATAGTGTAATAGCAAAGAAAACCGGGGAAATTTACGGCAATTTGGATGTGGATATTTTGGCAGCGTCCGGAGTTGAGAAAAACGAAACTGAAAAAACATACGATTACGCAAAACGTGTGTTGGGAGATTTTAAGACAAAAGCGGAAAGCGTTACCGGGTTGGAATCACAGATTGCAACATTGACAAAAGAGAAAACCCGTTTGGAAAAAGTAATTGCCGACGGTGGAGCAGATGCAGAAACCGCAAAGCAATTAAAGCAGGCAAAAGCAGATTTGGCAAACGTTACAACTCAATATACAGAGTTGAACAAAAAGTTTGAGGCAGAAAAAGAAACCCACGCCAAAGAGTTGTTCGGCATTAAGATAGACAACGAATTGCAAACAGCGTCCGCAGGGCTTAAATTTAAGGCAGGTTTGCCGGAAAGTGTAACAAAGGTTATTTTGCAGCAGGCTAACGATAAAATCAAGGGAATGAACCCGGAATATATCGACGATGGCAAAGGCGGCAAAATTTTGGCGTTTAAGGACGAAACCGGGGCGATTATGAGAAACCCGAACAATCAGTTAAACCCATTTACGCCGGGCGAGTTGTTAACCCGTGAATTGGACGCAATGGGAATAATTGACAAAGGACGCCAACAGCCGGGAGGCGGAACAATCCCGCCGGGAGGTAGAGGCGCAGGCGGTAGCGTAGTAATTGACGTTGCAGGATGCAAAACACGTGTTGAAGCATACGACGCAATTAGTAACAATCTGATGGCGCAGGGAATGACCGCAGGTTCCAAAGAGTTTGAGGATGCAATGGCGCAAGCATGGAAAGACAACAATATTGCAGCATTGCCGGAGAGATAAAACAACCACGGGTAAAGGGTAAACCCGCATTAATAACAATTTAAAATAAAACATTATGAGTTTAATTGCAACAAGATTACAGAATTGGCGAGTTCAGAACCCGGAATTTGACCGCAATATGACCCGCCCGTGTGAGTATGGCGCATTGGATTTCTTTATTGAGCAAACCAACGCCGCAAATTCCATTATTAACCCAAAGTTGAGGGAAAGGGCGTTTGCCTCAATGGGTAATACCGTGCAAATCCCGGTTATCAATTACGATGGCGATGTTACCGTTGGCAACGTCCGTTCATGTGTAATTGAGGACGACGAAAATACGTCCGCACTTTATACCGTTGTGTGGGCAACATACACAATCGGTTTTACTATGGTTCCGGCGGCTTATACGAACAATGAAATTTCGTATGAACACGACTTTTACCGTAAAATGGAAAAATATACACGTGCGTTGGCTGATGCGTTAGACAAAGGCGCAATTGCAGCGTTGGAAGCACAGAAAGCGCAGGTATTGAAAGACAAATTGAATTATGACTTTTCCGGTAACGTTATCAAGGTTAAAAAGGAAATGGCAACCGAAATTTTTGGCGACATTGACCCAATTATGAGAGCCAATTGTTACCCACGTATGCCGCATATCGTTTGCAACGCCGGAATCGAAAGTTTGGTTCGCAAGTTGGCGCAGCATGGAGCGACAAACGACGTAAACAAACAGTTGGAATACGCCGGAAAGAAATTCCATTACACCAATAACGTAACTAACGAAAGCGGACAGAACGGAACATTCTTTGCCGTTGAGGATGGAAATATTGGCGTGTTAACCCGTGTTGACCGTGAAGCATTGCGCCGTACACGTGCCAATTTCCATGAATGGGACGTTGTACGTTTGCCGATGATTGATTTGCCCGTTGGTTCGCATTATTATACATCCGTAGGCGACCAAAGCGGAACCGTAGGAGCAGCAACAGAAGATTTGACGTGCGCCGTTAAGGAGTATTTCGGATTTAGCGTTGACGTTGCTTTTTTGGTGGCTTATAATAGCGACCCAAGTACAATTGCAAATCCAATTATCAAAGCACAGATTGCAGAGCGTGCGCAGAACGAACCGTTGGGTATGCCTGTATATGTTACTAACGCCGCAGCATTTCCCGGCGCATAACATAAGGTAAAAGGATTGTATAACCGGGGGCGGGGTTTTCCCCGTCCCTTTTTTTATTTGCATTATGTATCGAATAAAAGACATACAAGCAGCATTATTGAACGTCGTAGGTTGGGAACAATCATACAACCCGAAAACATTCATTGATGAACATTTGACACAGACCGAAAGCGGGTTGTACTTTCAAGGTGTGCACCCGCTTTTGACGTTGGATAATATGCAGGCAATAATGCCGGACGATTGGGGGCTACAATACCCGGAATGGAATTTGATTTTGCCATATAAAGCCGGGCAAAAGGTAAAGCATAACAATATATTTTGGATTGCAAAAATAGATAATACCGGGCAGGAACCGACGGCGAGCGATTTTAACGGAGATTTTAGCCGGGATGATTACGGGAATCCGTATTGGCGACCATACAACATATTTTCCGTTTTTTTGGAAAGACTGACATTAAACGGAATTGCAACCGTTGTTCAGACGTTTACACAGATTAAGCAGTTGGAAAAGGAAACCCGCAATTTATTAGAAAGAAAAACGTTTTTTGATGGTTCCGGCAGGATCCGGGCTACAATTCAAAATACCCATAAATTAGTAGGATTTGAAATTGTTCCGGTTCGTAGTATGGGGGTAACAACCAAAATTGAGAAAATCGGGCTACAAATGACCGGAGCGACCGGAAAGGTAAGAATGTATTTATTTCATTCGTCGCAGATTGACCCGGTAAAAACATTCGATTTGGATTTTACCGTTACAAATGGTGGCTTTCAATGGTTCCCGTTGACCGATTGTTATTTGCCGTATATAAGCGATGCAAACAACGCCGGGGGTTCATGGTTCCTTTGCTATAATCAAGACGAATTGCCCGCCGGGATGGAAGCAATAAACGTATCTAAGGATTGGAGCCGGGAGCCGTGCGGAACGTGCAACATTGGTTCCGTCGAAACATGGCGAGAAATGACAAAGTATTTGCAGGTTTCCCCGTTTAAAGTTGACGCCCCGGAAACATTCGAGCAATACCCGGAATTATGGGACGTGGCTTATACTATGTACACAAATACCCACAATTACGGGCTAAATTGCGAAATAACGGTTGGTTGCGATTTGACCGACTTTATTATTTCGCAACGGCAGATGTTCCAAACCGTTATTCAAAGGCAGGTTGCGGCAATAGGTTTGCGAACGTTAGCAATGAATCCCAACGTTAGGGTTAACCGCAATCAGTCAAATGCAAGCCGCACCGATATTCTGTATGAGTTGGACGGCAATACGTCCGGGGTTCGTCCCGGCGGGTTGGGTTATGACCTTAAAAAAGCGTATGAGGCTTTGCGGTTAGATACGCAAGGATTAGACCGCATTTGTTTGAGTTGTAACAATCATGGCGTTAGGTACAGAACTGTTTAATATATAATTTCAAATGAAAGTTGTATATAATTTTAAAGAATAATTGTAAATGGGAAAAATTGACGACTTATTAAAACGGGTCGTTAAGTTCAACGATGAATTAACGTCCGGGCGGTTAGTGCAAAAAATAATATGGGACAACGAGGCGTATATAATAGATATGAACGCCGAGGAACAATTGTTTGAACAAGGCGTTAACCGTTTGGGCGTTTCAATCATGGATTACGCCCCGTATAGCCCGGTAACAATTGCAATCAAAGAGGCAAAGGGACAGCCTACAAACCGGGTAACGTTAAGGGATGAGGGCGATTTTCAAAGTAGCTTTTATTTGGAAGTTGGCGACAAACAATTTGAAATTAAGGCGGCGGATTGGAAAACCGAGGAATTAATAAAAAAGTATGGACGCCAAATTTTAGGTTTAACGGACGAAAATATTAAAATCCTTATATGGCATTATATTTTCCCGGATTTAATAACAGAGGCAAAAAAAACGATATATGGCAGCGAATAACAAAGCCCCGGTAATTGCGAACCCGGAATTATTAGACAGAATCATTGGAAATATACAAACCGGATTGGTTGATAATTTACCGTGGTTGGACAAAGCATTTGGACGGGCTGAAAGACTTGTTAAATATGACGGGAACCGGAAACGTTATTTTACCCCGTGCGTTTATGTAGGGCGAAACGATTATATAGAAGTAACCCCGGATGCAAATATTGGGAATTTTTCGTTTTTTTGGATTGACGACCCGCAGGACGTTAGTTGGGAATCCGGCGTTTCAATAGGGCTAAAAACCTCGTTTTCCCTTATCTTTTGGTTTGATTTCCGGAAGATATTCAACGATGCGAGCGACCGGAACAAAGAAGCAGTTAAGCGGCAAATATTGGACGTGTTGAACGGAGGCTTTTGGCTGAAACATGGGCGTTTGAAAATAACAAAGGTTTATGAGTTGGCGGAAAATATTTACCGGGGTTTTTCTTTGGACGAAATAGACAACCAATTTTTAATGCACCCGTACGGCGGGTTCCGGTTCTATGGAGAATTAAGTATTGGAGAATCATGTAAATTGTAAGATTATGAAAGAATTTATTTTTTACGTTATATTGGTCGCAATGTTGGCGGCTTTTGTGCTTACATTATTGCGCAAATGGGGCGTTATTGAATGGGTACAAGTTCACGGGAACGATTTCTTTGCAAAGATGTTTAGTTGCGATTTCTGTTTGTCGTGGTGGGCGGGCGTTATTTTGTCCGTTCTTATGCTGATTATGTCCGGGAACCCCGTATTATTGGGCGTTCCCTTTTGTAGTACAATGATAACACGTAAATTGCTATGAGAACCGTTGATATTAATGGAAAGAAAGTTGAGTTGTACGATGCAATAGAGGATTTGCCGATTATTCGATTTCATAAGTACAACAAAATGTTGTTAGTTGACGCCGGGATTGGTTCAGATTTGGCGGATTTCGATAAACATATTGAAAAGACGATAAGATATGCACACAGCAAAACCCCGCAGTTGGCGACGGTTGAGTTAGAGAATATGCGCCAAAATGTGTATTTCATACAATCCGAGATTTCGCCCCGGTATTTATCTTTTGCGGTTTTAGTAAAGAGCATTGACGGGAACCCGTGCAATGATTTATCAGACGACGGATTGCAAAAGATAGTTGATTTGTTCGCCGATGTTCCGAACGCAGAATTAACCGCCCATTTGGAAGCGGTTAAAAAAAAAATAGATGAAGAATTGCGGTTGTATTTTCCCCGGATATTTGATGATGCAGCATTAAAAGAGTATTTCGACCAACTGAAAGAAAGAACGGTTATTTTATTGCGCACAATCATAGCCGGGGAAGCAACCGAAACGGATGCAAAAAGAATTGACGAAATTACAGCAGAGTTGATAACGTATTTCAATCCGCAATCATTTTCGGGAGCCGACAGCGTAGAAATACGATACGACAAACAATTTGAAAATATGTGTTTGATATTGTCGCAGAATTTGCACGTTGACCCGAAAAGATTTACCGTATTGGAATATTACAACGCATTTGAGTATGTAAAAGAACAAGCGAGAAAAGCCCAAAAACAGAAAAACGTAAAATAAAGCGATTTCCGGCGTTATTTCCCGGCAGATAATAAAATATACGTTTGAGAAAAGAAAATCGAAATACGGGGAAATTTCCCGAAAATAACTTTAAATAATAGTTGCTATGGCAGATAATAATCCGATAAAGTATAAAGATTTAATCAGCCCGGATAATTCAATTGAGGAACTGATAAAACAATTGACCGAGTTAAAAGACACATATACGGACGCATTGGCAAGTATCAAAGCCGAGGCGATTCAATTGGCGGCTACATTGCAAAAGGTTTCCGGAGCCACGGAGGACGGGCGGAAAAAGACAAAGAAAGCCGCCGACGACGCCGACCGTTTGGCACGTGCGCAAAAAGAATTGGCGTTTGCTGAAAGCGACGCCGCCAAAAAATTAGCGGAGTTGAATTTGGCAAAGCAGGAAGCAAACCAAATAAATAAATTGATTATCAAAATAAATCAATCCGCCGAGGGTAGTTATAACCGTTTATCGGCGCAATATTCATTGAATAAGATTTATTTAAACAACATGACTAAAGCCGAACGGGAAAACACCGAGGAGGGGCGAAAGTTAGTTGAACAGACCAAAGAAATATACGAAGAAATGAAACGGTTGCAGGAGGCAACCGGAAAATTTCAATTGAACGTCGGAAATTATACGGAGGCGTCCGACGCAATTATTGCGTATGGCGACAAACTAAAAGAAACGTTAGGTTTAAATAGCGCATTTGGCGAAAGTCTTTTGGCGTTAGGACGTGGCGGGGCTGAAAGTAAAGCAGTTTTTACAGCTATTGGCGACGGGGCAAAAGCATTGGGAAAAACTTTGTTGGGATTACTTTCAAACCCGGTATTTTTGGCGATTGCCGGAATTGCGGCGGCGGGTGCGGCGTTCAAATGGTGGTACGATTATAACGCCGGGTTAGTTGAGGCAACGAGATTGACGCAACAATTTACCGGGAAAAGTGGCGATGATTTGAAAGCGTTTAGAAATGAGGTGCAAGCCGTCGCCGATTCATTCAACGCAGATTTCCGGGAAACATTGATTGCAACAAACGCATTATCAAAACAATTTGGTATTTCTGCAAATGAGGCATTGCAATTGGTTAAGGATGGGTTTTTAGCCGGAGGCGATGCGAACGGGGAATTTTTAGACACGTTGAAAGAATACCCGGCATATTTCAAAGAGGCGGGAATATCAGCAGACCAATTTGTTGCAATTGTTACCCAAACAAACAAAATGGGTATCTTTTCAGACAAAGGCGTTGACGCAATTAAGGAGGCAAATTTGCGTTTGCGTGAAATGACGACGGCGACGGCGGCGGCTTTGGACGGTATCGGTATTTCGTCGGAACAAGTTCAAAAAGATTTGCAGACCGGAACCAAAACAACGTTCGATGTTATACAAGACGTTTCCGCAAAATTGGCAGAATTGCCGGATAATGCGGCAACGGTCGGGGCTGCAATTGCAGATATATTCGGGGGGCCCGGAGAGGACGCCGGATTGCAGTATTTGCGCACGTTGAAAGATATTTCAACAAACATGGATGAAGTAAAAGGGAAAGCCGGAGTTTTGGCGCAATTGCAGGAGGAACAATTGCAAAGCCAAATTGAGTTGCAAAACGCATTATCCGGGTTGTTTGACGCAACCGGAGGGAATTTTGAAACGTTGACAACGCAGGCAAAAGTTTTTGTTAACCAAGGATTGACGGCGATAATAAAAGGGGTTATTGATGTTGTCAATTACTTGATTGAGTTATACAATGAAAGTGTTTTGATACGTGCAATTTGGAATGGGATTGTTGCCGGATTCAAAACAACATTTGATACGTTGGGAAATTTGTTTGGATTCTTTATTGATATAGTCAAAGCAACCGGAACCGCATTAAAGGGGGCGTTTACGTTAGATTTTGACGAAGTAAAAAAAGGATTGGCAGATTATGCAGCAGCGTACGGAAATTTGGTTAAAGCCCAAGTTAAAGACATAACAGAAAATTTCCAAGAGGGTTTGGATGGTATGCAAAAGAAAATAAAACCGTTAACAATCCCGGTTTCTGTTGGAGATACCCCGACGCCACAAACAGACAATAAGCCCGTAACGACACAGAACCCAACCGTAACGCCAAGGGGTAAAAGCGATGCGGAAAAGGCAGCAGAACAACAAGCAAAGCAAATTGAAGCGGCATATAAAAAGAATTTGGAAGCAACCCGAAAATTGCAGGATGCACAATTGCAGTTGGAAACCGACGAATGGGCAAAGCGTCGCCAACAAACGCAATATCAGTATTCCCGCCAAATTGAGGATTTACAACACCAATTGCAGACCGAAAAGGATTTGAACGAAACCGGACGTCAAGCGATAAACGCCACAATTACGGCGTTGGAACAGCAACAAACCGAGGCGTTATTGAAAATCGAACAAGACCGACAATTGCAGGAATTAGCGTTACAGAAAGAAAGCATTGAATTACGTTTGCAAGCAGTCAAAGAGGGAAGCGAGCAGGAAAAACAATTGCGGATGCAGTTGTTGGAAAACGAAAGACAAGCCGCATTATTACAGAACCAACAGAAACCGACCGGGCAACAGCAGGACGCCGCGGCGATTAATGCAAGTTTTGACGCAAAGGGAGCCGGAATTGCGGACGAATATTTGCAAGCGCAATTACAGATATTCGACCAACAACAAGCGTTGGCACAATCGGAGTTTGATTTGTTGAGAAATTCAGAAGCCCGGAAAACTCAATTCCGTTTGCAAGCAGAAAAGGAACGTTTGCAAAAGGTTTTAGAATTAAATCAGCAAGCCGCCAATAAATTGTCTGATGTTGAGGTACAAACAATTCAAAACACTATTAAAAAAATAGACCAAGAAATTGAGCAATCCAAAGGGGAGGAACGAGGAACAGACATTTACGGTTTGTTTGGGCTTAATTTGGACGACGACCAAAAAGAGGCAATTAATACGTCTATGCAATACGCATTGGATGCGTTAAATACATTCACGGCGGCACGTGTTGCCGCAGCAGATGCAGCCGTTGAGCAAGCGGATAAAGAGGTTTCCGCCGCACAATCGGCGTTGGATGCAGAATTGGAAGCAAGGGCAAACGGGTACGCCAATAATGTTGTACAAGCGCAAAAGGAGTTGGATTTGGCAAAGAAAAACCAAGAAAAAGCGTTGAAAGAACAACAGAAAGCGCAAAAACAGCAGGCAGCAATACAAACATTGCAGCAAATCGGAAACATGGTAACAGCAACGGCGCTGATATGGTCGCAATTAGGTTTCCCGTTTGCAATACCTGCAATTGCCGTAATGTGGGCGAGTTTTGCAGCGTCTAAAATCAAGGCGGCGCAATTGGCAAAACAGACCGGAGGAACCGGAGGAACGGAAACATACGGCGACGGTACCGTTGAACTTTTGGAGGGCGGTTCGCACCAAAGCGGAAATGATATTGATTTAGGAACGAAACCGGACGGAACCCGCCGACGTGCCGAGGGAGGCGAATTTTTCGCCGTGATAAATAAACGAAGTTCACGCCGTTTCAGAAAGATAATACCGGACGTTATCAATTCGCTAAACAATGGTACGTTTGCACATAAGTATTTAAAATCCTATTCAGACGGCGACGGTTTGACGTTAAACGTTACCGGACAAAGCCCGGATTTACGCAATTTGTCGGATGATGTAAGGGAAATTAAGGAACAGAACCGACGACGGGTTTACGTGGATGGCGACGGAAATACGATTGAAAGTTACAAGAATTTGAAACGTAAAATAAAAAGACTATGACACCAAAATATAGATTCTTTTTGCAGATAGGGGAGGACGGAACCAAACAAACCGTCCGCCCCAATTATAAGGATGATTTAACGTTGGATTATGAGTTGGAAACAAATCAAAGGTTTTACCGGGCTAAATTGTCCGGTAAAATAAACTTTGTCCGTGCTGATTACGATATTATCAATAACGCCCCGTTTGATTCTGAATTTTTCCTATATATCGAAAAAAGCGATGATTGGGGACAAACATACAATCAATACTATAAAGCAAAGTTTATGAAAACGGATTGTACGTTTAATGATGATGATAAATTGGTTACGGTACAGCCGGAAACAATAGACCAATACAACGACGTTTTGGCAGGATTGGAAAAGGAATACAATTTAATTGAGTTGGCCCCACAAATCGAATTTCTTACAATAAGAAAACGCCCATTGATACAAATATACGTTCCCGGAGATAGTATTGTTTCGTGCTTTTTGGGCGGCACGAATTGGGAACAAGACGCAAACGCCACGACTGACCAAAACGCATTAATACAAACCTATCATTTTGCACTATGTAATATTTTGAAAGAAATACAAATTACGTCGCAAGGTTCCCCGGCGGTAATATCCGGGCTTTATTGTGGGCGGATGTCGACGGGTGTAAGTCCTGATGAATTTATGGGAGATTTATACCCGGAATTAAATGTAAATTATTATATCCATATTGCACAAAAACGAGTTGCGGGTGGGCTACCTATTGGGCTAGCAGGTGTTGAGATACGCCGCCGTTCTGATGATGTGGCAATGTTCCGGTATACAAAGATGACGCAAAAACCTTTTGATACGTTGGAATTTGATTTAACCGCCGTTGAGGGTTCCGGAGCAACGGGTACGATGCACGCCGATATGAAAAGTTATAATATATACGCCCGGTATTTGGTTGATGTTGATAAAATAGGCGATTTAGATACATACCCGTTGTCGTCCGATGATATTGTAGATAATAATAGAAATTACCGCCGGGCAATTGGTTACGCAATCGACGTGGCATTTATATCTAATAATTTTTCAGATACGCCGACCGAGTGGGGATTAGCCGACAGTGGAAAGTATTTTGAGCCGCCTTATTCCATATATGGACAAACGTTTTATCCAATCGCCCGGTCAACGTGGCGTTATGCGTCGTTATGGTTTGGGTTTTATATGATGGATTGGATATTAGAGGAAAAAGCCCGAAAAGCATATACTTTGCGTGATGCGTTTACATTGTCGTCATGTATCAATGTGCTATTAAAAGAATTTGCGCCCGGAATAACGCATGAAGCGACGCCGGAATACAGCCAATTTCTTTATAACACAAACAATCCTATTTCCGGGCAGTCATTTAAGTTGCTAATAAGTCAGAAAAGTAATATCATTAATGGCGAATATAAAACCCCGGCGCAAAAAGCCCCGATTACATTACAACAGATTATGACGATGTTACGGGATATTTACAAATGTTATTGGTATATTGAGGACGGAAAATTTAAAATTGAACAGGTAAGTTGGTTTAGAAATGGCGGTTCGTATGGATATAACCCGATTATTGATTATGATTTAACACAATTAGAAAACGTTAGGAACGGCAAAAAATTAGCTTTTGCAACGTCTGAATATTCATTTGACAAAGTAGAAATGCCGGAACGTTATCAATTTGAGTGGATGGATGATGTAACAACACCATTTGAGGGTTTACCAATAGAAATTACGTCCAAATATGTAACAGCCGGAAAGATAGAAGAAATAAATATTTCCAATTTTACGTCCGATATTGATTTGATGTTGTTAAACCCCGGTGCAATTAGTTTGGATGGATTCGCATTGTTTGCGGCGGTTATGCCGTCCGGAGGTGGACAATTGGAATTGCCGTTTACAAGACAAACCGTTGATGGCGTAGAATATTTTTTGCAAAATGGATATTTAGCGTTTATCAATATACAACCGACATATTGGGTTTATGATATGCCCGCACGGAATTTCAAAATAAATAATTCCCAATATTATGCTTTGGGAGGATTGGAACGTAAAAAGAAACAAACATTGAATTTCCCGGCAGGAACCACAGACCCAAACCCGATGCGGTTAGTTAAAACATATATCGGTAACGGTCAAGTTGATAAACTTTCGGTAAATTTGTGTAGTCGAAATATTAAAGCAACGTTGAAATATGATACAGAATAACAACATAAGTGTTTTACCGTGGTACACGTCAATAAATGAACAGAACCACAGAAAAAGTTACGCATACGGCGCAATTTA